ACTCAGCTTGATTCCAAGTTCGTTTGCCAGATCAACGAAGGCGTGAATCTTAGCGATTGTCGATTCTCCCTCGCGCCTAAGCTGGCGAGCGACCATTGCCTCATGCTCTGCCTTCTCAGTGGCCAGCCGGTGCGCGCGCGCTGTCTCTAGTCTGGCCACTTGGCTGGTTTCTTCAACCATATCATCAAACGTCGTGTTATCCAGATCAGCGCCAAGCATAGCGACGCCATCATTCCACGCCTCTTGAGTGATCTTGATCTGGGTCTTTTCTTCTTCTGCAGCAATCATTGCCGCAATTTCAGCGGCTTTCTTTTCCGCCTCAAGCTTTGCCAGCGCTTCCTTACGCGCCGCTTCAACAGTCGGGTCTTCGGATGTTTTCTTGGTGGCTGCCGGCGGCGCTAGCATTCCGCCAAGGACCGGAGATTTGCCAAACAACTCAACCAAGTTGAATTCGCTTACGGTGGCCACATTAAGGATATTGCCGCGCAGCGCCTCGCCGATTGAAACCGCTTCGCGCAAGATACCAAGGCGCTTGCCGATGGCGCCAGAAATAACACCAGCCTTTGTTTTCTTGTAGTCCGGCAAGCTTGCTGCGTACTTCTCGCAACGGTCAAGGCGGGAATGCTCGCCGAAAACCATTTTTGTCAATGCCAGTGAGAGTACTTTACAAGCCAGCGCATCATTTGTCGCACAACTCGATACACCCGCGAAGGCGTTAGAATCGTCGGCCCATAACTTACGGGCAAGTTCCTTGGCTTCGTCCCGACTGACTGTGCAAGGCAGCAAAAGACGCGAACCCAGTTGGAACTTCGGGGCGCTGGCGATGGAAGCAGCAGGTGTTTGAATGATATTAGACATTTTGATACCTCTTATAGTGGATTGACGATGCACAAATGCACATCAATCACGGCCAAACCGTGATTGATGCACACTCATCTTGGAGTCCAGTGCAGCATCATGCCGATTGCCTTGTATCCGGTCATAACGGCCATAACTACATCGTCGTCATTAGAGGCATACTCTGCAGCTTTCCAGAATGCGGCGAGTGCAGCTTGGCGACGTTTGTCGCGCTCTACCTGCCCAACGGCAGGATGAAATTGCAAACCCTCAAAATGAGAATCTGCAAGAGCTTGTAGTCTATCTCTCATTGTATTGCCCCTATGCGTCAAAGTGCCAATAGATGCGACGCGCCAGCCAGAGGATGATGATAAGACCTAAGACATTAAGCACGGTTTCCATGTTAGTCCCTTGTCGAAAAAGTAGAGTACAGAAAGCAAGCGATAAAACCTGCGAACCAGAGAATCATCGCAAATCCAATTACATCTAACATGAGCATTTCATACACTCCAGGTAGTGATTAAACGGGATACAACGCAACTATAAACCTTTAGTGTATGTAGTCAAATTGATTGTGTTTATACGGGCATTGACGTTGTTTATAACGAGGATGTGATCTAGGTCGTTGGCGCAGGTCGTTGGCGCAGGTCGTTGTCGTTGTCGTTGGCGCAGGTCGTTGTCGTTGTCGTTGTCGTTGGCGCAGGCCGTTGTCGTTGTCGTTGTCGTTGTCGTTGTCGTGATCGAGCGAACCGACATTGATCTGGCCGTCGCCCTGGCTTTCCTGCAGAATCAGGAAGACGTAGTAGCTTTTGTGCGGGTTCAAAAACGGGTCGAGTCGCCTATTCCCGCCCAAAAATTTTCAAAATTTTCAAACTTTCTATGGTATAGTCACATATCGTGAATAACCACAAGGACAATACCAATGTCATACACAATGCCAATAACGTGGTCAAGGTCGTTGTCCTCTTACTGAGTGTGGCCGAGGTCCTCGTCGTTGTCCTCTAACAGACTGTGGTCGTGGTCCAGGACCTCGCTAACTAACTGGCCCAGGACCGCGTCCCAACCAGATGCCGTAATCCCAGCATCGCCCCTCAGCCCTTACACCACAAGGACCATCATGCGAACCGCCATAACAATCACCCTGCCCACAGCAGCCAACGCCCTGCTAGGACACAATGCCTCAAATGCAGTTAGCAAGTTGATAACGGCCTGCGAAAGTCCGCAGGCCGTGATAGATCATCTTTCTACTCGACGCACAAGCTGCACCCTGAGCCCTGCAGCAGCACGCAGGCTAGCTGAACTGGAGCAGGAGATAGGAGAGCCTGCACCAACAATAGTTAGGGCCTTGGTGGATCTGGCTGTGGCACACTCAATGACAAATGGAGTACAATCTCTAGTATGAACACACCGTCCAATCCAATCACGCCTCCACCGACCACAGTACGTGAACTGATCAAATCAGTCAGCCCAATAGCAAGACACCTGAAGGTGTCGAAGTCAGCGGTGTACCGTTGGATAGGGGTTAACAGAGTGCCAGGAGAGCACCTGTTAAAACTGGCTGCACACTATAAGTATGATCCAACGGACTTGCTACACCTGACTGGGTCGGAAAAGACCAACAACACGAGGGTGGTGTTGAAGCCAAGGAGTGTTCTAGCCACGTTATTGGAAGTGTACAAGGGTGAAAAGACCCTGGAAGACGCCCTGACAGAGACCGGGCAGACTCGAATATCATTGACACTGATTCAGAAGTGTTGGGGGGACAGGCTACCGACCCTGTACACAACGCTGGAACAGTTGGACCAATCAAGAATAGGACTTGACGACGCCTGTAAGCGGCTCAATGTAACTAGGTGCACAATGCACGGGATACGCAGGAAGTACGGTTATCAGCCGGGGCCAGTAAAAGCTAAAGAGAAGCCTGAACGTAAGTCTAACAGAAAGGAGGCATGTAGAGTAGCCGCACTTGACTGTATATCTGGGCGCACAACTATAAGGCAGGCGGCTGAGCAAGTTTATGTGTGCGAAAGAACACTTATGCGTGCTATAGCTAGGCTTTCAGTGGTAGGTGTAAGCCAACTTAATCAGTTACTAGCTATAACTAGATCAGCATACGCTGCAGATATAGCGGAAAACGACGAGGATTATAGCCATTTAACAGCCCTAAAAAGCACTGAAAGCCACTGGTTGCTGTCAAAAATAAAGGGAAAACAGTGAAAACGTTCATTTTTGGGAAGACATTTACGGACGGTGAGCACTATAAACAACGTCAATTTATCACTCAAGCCGACGTAATAACTGGATTTGCACCCTTGAAAGAGCAGGCTGGATGCACTTTACATCTTGTAGGGCCGTACTATTTATCGAAGAATTGGCCTGAATTGGAGTTGTTTTTGATCCATAACAGGAAAAAACTGGGTATAAACGTGATAAATAGAGAGTGGGACTATGATTGACGAAGCAAAACTGGCGGCATTAAAGACTCAGCAGTCACGCACACATGTCCGTGGGCAGGTGCTTGCACCTGCCCACTTACCAGTGCCGACTCTGCGCGAACAACTGCAGTCTATGTCTGAAAAGGACCTGAGAACGTTACAGGACCTGCTTAACGAACTATTGCCAGAACAGTCAGTCAAAGAACTGAACCTTGAAGACGAGTTGTTGCAACAGTACACGAAGACAAAGCGGTTAATGGACGACGTAATGGATGATATTGACGTTGCCCCTAATCAAAAGGCACAGGTAGCTAACTCAGTTGTGGGCACACTTGGACAACTGGTTAAACTTCAAGAAGACCTGAAGTTGCAAGAAGCCATGAAATTGATGGAGGCAACGCTTATAGATGTTATAAAGACACTGCCGCAGGATGTGAAGGACGAGTTCTTCTCCGTGTACGAGGCGCAAGCCAAGAAAGCAGGACTTGCATGAGCATTCAAAAACAAGCATTTAGTGTGCACCTGCAAAGACTTAAAGCAGGAGCGTCACAAGCTACGGCCTTGAGTGAGACTTCAAGGTGGATTTCGGATAATACGTTTTCTGGAGGCAGACCTTATAGTTATAAGGGTAGAGAATTCCAGAAGAAGATACTTGATAGTTCGGCTAAAGAAACGGTTATCAGGAAGTGCAGCCAGATAGGCCTGACAGAAGTGTCGACTAGGCGAGCGTTAGCCCTGTGTGGGATGATCAAGAAGTTTACAACCATCTATACCCTGCCAACGGCCACATTGTCAGTTATTATTGCAAAGACGCGAATTAACCCGATCATTAAGGATTCGCCGTATCTAAGTTCGATAATGAACGGCTCTGACAACGTCGACGTTAAAGAGTTCGACAACAACTCATTCCTCTATTTGAGGGGTGCGGCGTCAAGCAATGCTCCTATCAGTATTCCAGCAGACTTTCTAGTGCACGATGAACTAGACTTCAGCGACGGCCTTGTCATCAGCCAATACCACTCACGTCTCACGGCTTCGCCATATAAGATGAAAATGAAGCTATCAACGCCCACGCTACCAGGTAAAGGCATTGACTACGAGTTTAGCCGTTCAAGACGCCACTTTAACTTTGTGAAGTGTGACCATTGCGGACACCAGTTCATACCCCATTACTATGACCACGTCAAAATCCCAGGCTTTACAGGGGACTTGATGGAGATAACGAAGAAGAATATCCACACTATCAACTATAATGACGCTTATGTGGAATGCCCAAGGTGCAGGAAAGCACCTGATCTGGGCATTAACCATAGAGAGTGGGTGTGTGAGAACCAGGAAGATAACCATGTAGCAGAAGGGTTCCAAGTGAGCCCGTTTGACGCGCCAACGATCATTACGCCTGGCTATCTAGTGGAATCGTCAACTGTCTATCAAAACGTGGCTGAATTCGTAAACTTTAACTTAGGCTTGCCGTTCTTCTCTAAAGAGAGCGTACTCTCACCAGACGAGATACGTGGGACTATAATCCCAAACAGACTTGATGGAGCCAGATACTGTGTCATGGGCGTCGACTTTGGCAAAACATGTCACGTAGTCGTAGCCAACTGCTCTTACGACGGCTCTATGCAGGTAGTGCACAGAGAGGCAGTACCACTTGCGAATTTGAAGATGCGCTACAAAGAGTTGCGGGTGCAATTTAGGGTGCGGACAACTGTAATGGACTCGCTACCCTACACAGATATGGTCATGGCCCTACAATCTCAAGACAGGAACTCATGGGCCTGCGTGTATACACAATCCAAAGGAACGACCCTGTACACGATTCATAAGAAAGAGGACGAGGACAATACCGGGGAACAGGAACAGAGGCAACTTAACGTGGCCAGAGACAGAACCTTTGACTCGCTCATGTCCTATATTCGCTCCGGTGACTTTTCAATATGGCAAGGAACCAGAGAACTGGATGAAGAGTTCATAACGCACTGCACGGACATGAGAAGGGTCAAGGACTGGAACATGAAAACGCAGACCATTGAGTTCAGGTGGCTGAAGTCTGAAGAGGGCAATGACCACTATTGGTTTGCGCTTAGTTTTGCATACCTCGCAAAGTTCATTATAGGCCAAACAACTGGGGAAGGTGGCGGAACCCTGACTATGTTGAGTTCTTTTAAAGTGACACAGCGCAAATCTCTAAGCAGTGTAGCATGACACGTACTGGGTGCTGTGTAGTTGGCATTTTAATAGCCCATGCCTATTGTTTGAGCACCACCTGATAGCGTACAATTCGTGCATGAAGTCAATTCGATCTCTGATACACTTTCTGCTACTGATAGGGTGTTTTGCTGCCTTTTCAATTGCGAGTACGGCTGGGGCAGTTCTAGCGTGGTTAGCGATTCTCGCTAGAAAAGTCCACCCTCAAGCGACAGTTGGTAACTGTTGGACACACGCACTGCCAAATTGGTGGGTGTACGGCGGGTATCTGGCCATGAGATCGGCAGACGGTCAGAAGTTCTTGGGCATCTTTCCGGTCATGCACGTTATTTGGGTAAAGTCCCTGCCAAGGGAAAACAGGCCTTGAGCAGTACGTGCCAATTAAACGTCATACCAGTGCTATCTTGCCGTGGTACACAGTTGCGTATAGGGGCGTTGTGCGTAAAGTAGAAGCTCCGCACAATGCTAGATTAGAAGGATAAGTATGTTCGATGACATCAACGGTGTCGTAGAGTTCTTTAGTGCGACCCAACTCCCCGCTGTAGCCCCGCCCAAGGTAAGGCCTGGGTCCTTGACGTATCCAAGCTACTTGAGGACTACGACGCCGTCGACCAGCGTGTTGCCTCAAACAGATAGGCGATTGGCGAGCACGGACACAACGACTCTGCGATATGGTAATAGCACTAACGAAATCATTCGCAGTTTTGTGGCGTCGTCACCGGACTTGTCCGCCGCAGTATGGGCATACGCCCGCCTTGGCATTCCACAAAAGTGGACCGCAGTCGCAAAGAACCCAGACAACACGTTCAACAGAGAAGCCACCCTGCTTGTACAGCAACTGGCCACTCGCTTCGACCTACTCCCTGACTATGTCACGGACGGCTTCACTGGCCCACAATCCATCAGGGCCACGTCGGAGTCGTTGGCACGGGAGATTATGCAGTACGGGAGTTGCGCCGGAGAAGTGGTCCTCGGCAAAGACAGGCTTCCGAAGCGGATTCAGCCCATCAGCACGACACAGATCAAGTTTGTTGCCGACCCTGACAAAACCCTGATTCCGTACCAATATGTGGGCAGTGAGAAAATCAATCTCGATTACCCAACCTTTATCTATGTGTCATTGGACCAGGACCTGCTTGAGCCCTACTCATCGAGCCCTATCGAGAGCGCGATAAAGCCAGTGATCTACTCGGAGCAGTTCTCTAACGACATCACAAGGATCGTGGGCAAGGTCATTCACCCGCGGCAAAAGGTGAGGATCAATGAAGAGAGGGTTAGGAAGTTCCTCAGCCCTGAAGCACAAGTTGACAACGACAAAGCCAACGCAGAACTGAACGTGATCACGTCCAGTATTGAGCAGAAGATTAACTCTCTGGCCCCTGAAGATGCCCTGGTTTATCTCGATTCACTGGAATTTGAAGTAGAGAATGCCAGCAACGCAGGCCTGTCCGCTGAATACGAAGTGCTACAGGACATGGCCAACGCCCGCCTAAGCACTGGCAGCAAGACCAACGGCACGGTATTGGGCTTTGCCAGCGGAAGCAGCAACATCGCGTCCAGCGAGATTATGCTGTTCATGAAGAGTTGCACAGGAGCGGTCAAAGCCCCGGTCGAGGAGTTCTGGAGTCGTGCATTCACCCTGTCGGCCCGCCTGTTTGGCTTTGACGTGGTCGTTGAGTTCAAGTTTGCCTCAATCGACTTGAGGCCCGACAACGAACTGTTGGCCTTCAAACAGACAGAGCAAATGATCGTGCTGGAACAGTTGAGTTTGGGCATGATCTCAGACGATGAAGCGTGCCTGCAATTGACAGGTAAGCTGGCACCACCAGGCATGAAGCCTCTGTCAGGCACAATGTTCAAGAGTGCAACGGCTGCGCCAGCAGTTGCAGAGCCTAGCAACAGCGGGTCTACATTGAACCAGAACCTGAAACCGACGACGCCGACGACTGGCAGGGGGCAGAACAAGAAGGCTGAAGCGGGTGACCTTCTATAGCCTACGCAATGTTTTCACAGCTTGTTTATAGTTTCGCGCTATAATGAGAACTGTGAAAAGTTGCCAGAAATGGCAGCAGCATAAGAATTTGGAGATGGCATGGTTCAGCCCACAGACCGCAGGCGTGACGACCAGCACTTGACGGTGTTGAACACGATTCTGCAGCAACTCGGGGAAATGCACAACAAAGTTGAACGCATGTCAGAACTGGAACCGGCCCTCAAAAACCACATCGAGGAAGAGGAAAAGTTCCAACAAGAGTTGAGGACCATGGCCCTTGAGGCCTTCCCTGGCGGAGACATGGTCCTGCACAGAATGGAGCACGAGGCTGCAAGAGAGCGAGCCAAGTTGTGTAAGGCGTTTTGGCAGAGTTTGTTGGCTAAGCTAGGTGAGAAATCAATATTCGCCATATTAGCTGTAGCGGGCCTTATTATCATGTACTGGTGGAACGGACACATCCCCAGCAGTGGTGCGCTTATTAAATAGATGGATACGAAGCCTTCTACGTTTGACGAAGAAGCGTACAAGAAGGGCCTGCTCGGCCCAGTGATCAGGTTTGGAAAAACAGTCAGCAGCCAATACAAGGGCTGGACTCAGAAGCAGTACCAAAAAGAGACGCCGGATGACGGCCTTAATTTAAAGACAAGTTAGGAGATTCACAATGGCTACAGGCGACATCAAATGGTTTCCGGCGGCACTGCTGGACCTTGGCAACAAAATCCACAACCTGAGTTCAGATACGCTAAAGCTGGGTGTTGTGACTACAGCGACAGTACCTGCACTAAGCACTGCTGCTCCGCACTGGGGTGGTACGGGTACAACCAACTTTGCTACTAACCAAGTTGGTACGGGGGGTGGATACACTGGTCCAGTAACACTTGCGTCAGTCACATGGACTAATGTCTCTAATGTGCCAACACTGCGAGCAACTGACGTAGTCATTCCACAGAACGGCAGTGGGTTCAGCAACGGAGCCTACGGCATTATCTATAACGATACCGACGCCAATAAGCGTGCTTTGGGTTGGATTGAACTGAGTTCTGGGGGTACGGCCAGCATTGTATCAGGTAGCCTGACTATTGACTTCCAGGGTGCGGGTACTGATGTTCTGAAGATCACACAGAGTTAAGGAGCGGGAAATGGCACTTACACCCGAGCAAAAACAACTACTAAAAACGGATATCGTCGCCGAGACAGACACTGCA